GTTGATCCCATCATACACTTACCTATTACTCTACTACCTAATCTAAGGGTGGTTTTCGTAACACGCCAGTTGTTGAGGATGTTGTTCGGCCTTTCCCACTTCCCCGATTCATCGTGGACGAGGAGTTTAAGTTTCTCCCCATCATAGGCGTTGTCGCCGGTGTTCTTCCAGTCGATGGTCGTGTCCAATCCTTCAAGCGTTTCTCTTCCGGATCTATCCTTCGAATCGAGTCTTCTCCTGGTAAATTTCGAGGCCGGGACCCTATACGCGAGTTCGGTCTTCGGGCGGTCCATTCCGTCTTGTATTGGTTTGAAGAAGAACGGATAATTAACAGAGATTGGTACCACCTTGTCAGTGAACATCTTCTTAGCATCCTGTCCAGATTTGGACAATACACCGAACCGTGAATCCGAGGATATTGTTGCAAGATTAACAATTTCAGCTGATGACATGAAAGAAAATCCAGATCGACGGTTCTTAAGGTAGCACATCCCATAGGATCTAGAATCGGCTCTGCAAGCTTCCCAGAAAATGAAGAATAATCTATTTGCTTCCCTAAAGTCTGGTTTCCCAACATCAATTTTGGACCACTGCAAGTACATAAAGTGAGTACCAGTAATGTAAGTATCCACACCCTTATTATTGAACCAATGACCGTTTTCCCGTTTATTAAAGTTTTCATCTATATATTCCCCCCAAGTTTTTTTGAAACCTTCTGGATAATCTCTCCAATCAAAAATAGTTTTAATACTTTTTAATTGAGGAGGATACTCAGCTGGCGTCCATTTATCTGTAGTTTTATCTAGCTTACCTGGTGATTTAGGTAATGCTATTTTGAGATTTTGTATCTCATATATTTTTCCTATTTGTCCAGTTTTACTGATAACAACTACATCATGTTCCTTGTTATATCCGTAATCCCATTTTTTACCTTTATTAAGCCTAGATATTGTAGTACGCTTTATAGGTTCTATAACTTTATATAGAGATTGCTCGTACATTATTTAGATCTATTTTCAGCAAAACCACCAAACGAAGTTGATTTAACTTCTTTTTTTGGTTTGTTATCAAGAATTCTTTCCTCTTCCTCGATGCGGTTAAGTATCTCAAAAGCGTCGAAAATTGCAAGCTTTTTAGTGGCTGCGGCATTTTTTAATCTGTCAGCTGATATATCATCGTCTGAATCAACAATATCTTCTTTAGCTACTTTTATAAGTTCCTCAACTGCCCTGTGCCCAGCCTGGATTATATTCTTCTTCGTTTCCTTGATGTTCATATTTGATTGTAATTGAATTGACGGGTACTCGGTATAACCTCTGCCCTTCTATTATAAATTCATATTCTGAATTTGGTCTAAACCCTATCAATTGCTCTTTTTCAAATTCACCATTTGAGTATTTTACAATACCTATTAATGGTTTTTCATCATTTACCGAAAACATTTTTGTTTCTTTTATAGGCATAACAAATACAAAACCTTCTAAGGCTTTCCATTCGTCATTTCTTTTATAAGCATATACTTGATCTGGTTGAACTAAATATACATTTTCACTTAAGTAGTTCTTACTATCTTTCTCTTTACCCCTAACATCTCTGAATCTTCTGAACACATTATGATGTACAATAACATCATCACCTTCTTTTAATTCTTTATATACTGTTACTAGCGGTAAACTTAACACGGTACCTATTCTATTTACGTATTCGTGATTTTGTAAGTCTGTATTTAATAATAGTTCTTGTCCTTCTATATTTTTTTTTCCAGTTGACCTACTACCCTTCGGTTCAACTAAATAATTAAATACACTGTGCATTTACCATGAAAGATCATATTCCACGGATATAGACATGTTCTTATTGAAATCTTTCCAAGGCATCAACATATCTTTCTTTGTAATGTAGATAGAGTACTTTTCTTCTTCCTCTACAATATGGGCTATAGTATGACCGCCATACACTTCCTGTCCAACAGCATAGTGCATAGCGTCATTCTTATAGTCTTTTCCAACACTGATTTTTCTAATTACTTGCTGGGACATCTTGTTCACTAATTTCCCCTGTAGTTAAATCAATATTAACTGGTCCATACTCTTTCTCTAAATCAGCTTGTAGTTTTTGCAATTCACTAACCACTTCTTGCAACTGAGATACTAAACCGGCCTTATGCCCTTCAATACCACCAATTTGCATTTGTATTTGATTTTGCTTATTTACTGTTTCTTGCAATGATTTTAATTGCTCTTCAGAAATTGACTTTACTTCTTTGTGATCTACGTCTACTGTTTTCAATTTACTCATAATAATTTAATTTAATTGTTTGGTTTTTGTTTATAAGGAAATGCTTTGTTTAACATTTCTTTTCTATTTGCGCATCCGCAATCGCCAGGTAGTTTATCTACTAGCTTCTTAATTCCAGTTGCTTTGGTTATTTTTTCTATGGTATCCCCTAATCCTTTTGATTTCATTTGATAAATATATTAATAATAAAACTAAAGGTAAATTTAAATGTGGCTCACCACATAATCCTGTTATGTGATTTAGCAATTCCATTTACGTCTTGCCGCTTTACCTCTTTCGCCAGTCCAGCCTCTTGATCTTGCACAAAATGATTTACGTCTTTTTGCAGCTTTACTATCTGGATCTAATTTTGATGGAGGGGTTGTTACTGCGGTTTTTAAATTACCGCCAGTTTTTTTATTGTAATTAGCAACACCTTTGGCTGTCATTCCGCCTCCAGCGTCTTTACCAGTACCTCCACCCTTTTTAACTTCAGCGTAGTTACCAGATTTTTTATTACGCTTAGGCGCGTATGATTTTGACTTTGCCTTTTTAATAGGACTTCCGTATCTCTCAGTCGTCATTAAAGCTGGAGAACAAGGTTTCATTTTAAATGCCATTATTTAAAGTAGTTTTTCTTCATTGGTGATTTAGTCTTAAAAAATCTAGAGGATTTTTTGTTTCCAGTAGATTTTACATCCTCAATTAATGGGTTTGTTGTATTGGTACTTTTAGTTCCTTCGTTACCTCCGGTTAAAAAAGCGACTTGTTGGTCTATATTACCTACATCAGAAATAGTTGCTTTTTCCGTTACATTGAATGTATCACCCCTATATCCGCTAGCGCCTCTTGAAACACCTTTAGAATAAGTATCAAACTGATCCTGCGAAGCTTTTCTATTTCTGGTTGCTTCATTAAGACGTCTTAAGTTTTTCTTAAACTTTTTAGAATTACCACCTTCATTCATGGTCCAAGTCCCATCTTTTCCCTGTGTTCCCAATTCACTAAGCCTTCCAGAATACTTGTCTATATTCTTTTGACCTTTTTCAATATTGCCGCTTAGTTTTCTTTGTTTTCTTGCTTGTTGATTTACTTCCCAACCTTGAGAAATTCCTCTTTTACCTTCCGCTTCAAGATCTTCTAATTTAATTTCTTTTTTACCAGGTACAAATTTCTTTGTATCTGGTTCAAATTCTCCTGTCCCTACCTGATCACTAGGAGCATCTTTGTTTTTAGATCTCCAATCTTTTGCCTCTTGTATTCTATCTTCAGACCAGCCTTCAGCTCTTAAATCGTCCCAATTCTTATTTCTAGTTTTTTCTTTACCTTTTTCAGTAATCATTTGACCAGCACCCTGTGTTGTAATTACAGCTTGTATAGGTTTATTTTCTGCTAACTGCTGTTTTAACGGTGACTCAGTTTTTTTTTTCATTGAGTAACCTCTTAGTTTACTTGGCGATGGTATATCTCTAGTTTGATTATTGCCATGCACACCCGCTGGGCCCACATTTAATAAAGGCTCTTTCACACCTTTCTTTTGATTAAATAAACCTGATTCTACTCTTGCAGTAATCGGTATGTTCTTTTTCCCTTTTGTTCCCATTTTAGTTAGTTATGTTATTTTGTTAGATCCGCCGCTTTAGGTTCTTCTTGTTCCTTAAAAGCTTTGCCTACTTCAGCTCCTACATCTACAAACTTTTTACCTGTTAATGCAGCGCCTGATACTAAAGCCTCATTTATTTTAAAAGGCGATGATTTTGATTTTTGTGTTATTGGATTCATTTTAGCAGGACTAGCTAAATCGCCACCGTACCCGTCTTGAAAATAAGCTTCACCACCATAAAAGTTTTTCTTTTTACCCGGTGACGAAAGTCTTTCTTGAAAAGATGCTTTAGCTTGCTTTAAAGATACATCTTCACCGCCAACGCCTTGTCTTGGGCCTGGATCAGATTTTTCTTGAAAACCACTTGCGTTTTGCTTTGACTCAATTTTATTAAGTCTACTTGCTTGTCCTCTATATGTAATTGCCATAATTATGATTGTTTATATGCCTCGTCTTCCCACTCAAAATCAGGGTGACCTTCGTTCATTTCAGATCGCTTGTACACTTTCATTGGGGATTTTGTATCTCTTTTCCAAGTTACAGAATCTTCTGTGTATTGTAATCGGCCCGTAGCTAGCTGATCTAAATGAACTTTTTCGTGAGCAACAGCTTTTTCTATCTTTTTATCAGATAACTTAGAACTAACAAAAATAGTACCGTCTCTATTAGCCTCAGCTTCAACCCCTTTTTCCAAATCATCTTTTAAAATAACAGGAGTACCAAATTGAGATGTTTTTTCGTGTATCCCGAATACTTCTGCATGAGGTTTCAACTTAAATGCCATACTACTTTCTTTTTAGTTTTTTAAGCTTCTCTTGTGCTTTTTTTATTTTTTCTTTCTTAGTTTTAGTAAGTGTTATATTACCTACCTTTTTACCAACTTTTTTAATAAAGTTGCCAACTTTTTTCTTTGCTTTTCCAACTTCTTCTTTTACAACTTTTGGCACTTCTTTTACTTGAACGCCATCAGCCCTGTTTACTTTTTTTTGTTTTGCCGGGCTACCTTTTTCTTTATTGCCATATCCGCCTTTATTAGCAGCTTGAGCATTTTCCGCATAATGTTTTCTTGCGGATTTACTTAAACTTTGGTTTGAAGCCTCTTTAATATCATACTTCATTCCTTTGTTCATTTTTT